AAAGACAACATTTCTCTAGTGTCAAGCTTTAAATCTATATATGAAATGGGTGCCGCAAACATAAAATCGTTCATAGTTATAGTATATATCAAACCTGGAACAGTGTCAAGCCACCAGGAAATTTTTACACTATAAGGATGTTGAATAATGTAACCAGACCTGGACAACATAAAAATATCCTCCAGGTTTCCTATAGGAATATCATATAGGCCAGTATGAGAATATCGGCCTGTCTTAGTTGTGATACACCATTATATCACTTTATAGATTAAGGATTCTTTCCAGCCACTGCTGGCCGTCTTACCACCTATGGGTTAAGATCAATCGTATTACCTCTTATCACCACTGTGCCTGATGTGTTATGAATAGAACCACCTTCTACGATTTGATTAAACTCACCGGCCACTCTTACTGTCATATTGCCACCTACTTTGAGGTTATAATCACCGCCAGCGTTCATATTAATACGGCCATTGGTACTATGTAAATTTAAATCTCCATTGTCTACGTGAATGTTTACGTTGGCCCCTGGCCCTACCTGAATATCGTAATGGTTATTTGGCTGGCCATCCTTGTTTATGAATAACTTATGTCGGCCATTGATTGTGGTATCGGAGTCGCCTTGTATGTAAACCTTTGTATCACCTGTGGTTAATGTGTAATGGTCACCTTTGATTATATTTGTTTTCGTACCATTGGCCGATATTTCATAAGAAGTGCCTGATCTATGACGCTCGTGTATTCTTTCAAATCCTGGTGTATCATCATACTCTCTTATGTGGCCTGATTCTGTTTCATATACGTGATTGTAAGGATAGGTTGCGTTATAAGGTATTTCAGGTTGATTCCATATTGTACCATCTGAAGCGGCCGCTGTTGATCCGTCGGCGTTGTCCATTGTGTTGAAGTCGGCCGTTGCTATGCCTGTAATTCTTGTTGCTCTACGTATTGTAAGGGCCAAACTTGGATTGGTTTCCTGGCCGCCAGAGTCCTTTAAATTTACGGCCAACCTATTAACATCTGGCTCGTTTATGTATTTGGGATAAATTTCATTTGGATCATAAAATCCTCTACGACCATCCGCTAACTCTACTGGTCGGCCAGGTAAACTACCTAATATAACCGGTTCTTGACGATACTGCATATCTCTAAAGAAACCAAACACCCAACTGCCTTCAAGCAGGCCTGTTGCGGACTGGCCTATGCCTGATACACCTGAGGAAGTAATAGGTAACATAACACTGGCCCACGCTAAATCGGCCGTAGGTAATATTGTTTTGCTTTCTGTATTATGCCCCAGTATTCTTACTTTGAGACGGCCTGCTTTAAGAGGATCTTGTCTATCCTCAACAACGCCAGAGAACCAGAGAAAGCCTCCAAGGCCCATAAAGTTTTCGTTATTCATAAATTTTTCTCGTTAGCTCGCCTGATAATAACACAACAACATACGTCATAAAACACCATTTAAATGGCCTCTACGCCGGCCTTTCCATATATGTATACCAGCATAAAAACACGAGTATACTGGCGTATAACCAAAATTGACTGTTTAAAAGATACGCTACGCTGACTTTATCTCTAAGTTTTTTTAATCGCTCAATTACTCTACTATACATAGTGGCCACCTTTCATATCCTTTATTTTTTACACTTACATACTTTAAATGAGAGTTTGCCTGTAAGTTTTCTTAAAATTTCTTTAATTCGTTTATACATATGACCTTTCATTATCTTAGGTTGTTTCTATATTTATGGGAGCTTTCACTCGGTTGTGGTAAATAGGCCATTGGTCTATTATCCATACATAGCCGTCGGAGCGGCGGTCTCGGAGCATTTCTCATAGATTCACTATTTAAACAATTCATTACCAGAGTTTAGACCATTTAATAATCTATCATCTAAGGTATATTGATCTATTACGCCATTATCGGATTTTTCTCTATCTGTGAATGTATCTACGGTTTCGGCAACGTAAGGAATATTAACACTGTCTTTTAAACACTGTAAATGCATTGTGTGCTTGTTAGCAATTTGAGATATGACGTGTCTTACTGTTGATACTAGGTAACGACCTGAAGCGTAAGGATCTCTATCCAATGGGTCTTTAGGATCATATGAAGCATAACGTGGTGCTATAAAGGTAATGACATCTCCTGCCGATAGGCCTGTAAATCCTGGCACTGTCATCTCTAAGTTATATGTTTCAAAACCTAAATGTTGTGATAATCTTTTTTGAACATAATCTTGTATTGGCGGTCCTTCTAATGAGTGCAAATTAGAAGTGTTTGTATAAAGGTAAATAGTACTTTCTGGCGTATCTGAAATAAACTTGTCTTTGTATATTTTAGATAGTGGCGTTAAGAATTTCATATCTGATTTTTCACCATTTGGGCCGTGTTCTGTATGATGAGACTTGGCAAATTCGGTATGGTAATCGTAATTGTATTCTTTAATAGTTTTATTAAATAAATCGTGTGCTAATAGTTTACTAGAATATACACCATTTCTTAAATTCTTTAATGTGTCAAATTGAGTTTTTATAGAGTAATCAGATACAACGGTCATTTCTTTTAATACATCATAGTTTCCACCTTCCCTTACGTTAGATGGGCCTGGTGAAAATTTAGCAACCGAAGGTCTTGCTATATTGTCGGTAATAGCCAACATACTTTCAATTGATCTATAATTAAAACCTAAAGATGTTTCATATAAATGATATCCGGCATTATAAAATCTTTTACTTCTGGATTGTTTTCTTAGAATATCAGAACCACCAAAAGGATCAATTCTAGGCATAACATATTTGTGATTGCCTAAAGTTTCTTCTACGTAAATATCCTTTTTAGAGTCTAAGTAATCTGAATTTCTAATCATATCAACTACCATATCAGATTGCAAACCTGTATAGGCTCTTGATACTTTTGTTTGTTCGTTTAATATTAATTCTTTACTACAAAAATGCAATACATAAACCTGTGTTCTAGGTGTTACACCTTGTCTCTTATCTAATTTGTATATAAACATTGGGTGGCCTGTTTCTTCTGTGAAATCAAAAGACCTATTAATTCCCGGCGTGTTTAATTTAAATTCTACTCTTTCTAATCCTGTCAAAGGTAATGTGGCAATAATGTTTGTAGCATCTGTAACTACAATATTACCTGAAAGAGTTTTATTGAAAATACTTTCGTAAATGTTTATTTCGGTTACTAATGTTGTAATGGATAATTTGTAAGGTTGACTTGTGCCATCAACGCCTTGATAAGATACTAGATTAACTGAATTTAAAGAAAAGTTACCTGCTCTGGATAATACATCACCACTTAAATAACTATACATATTAATCTCTTGTTATTAACTTTTTAAATTCATCTATGAATAATCCAACGTATGCTGGATTTAATATTTTTATTTGTCTTATTTTATCTTGTATTCTATCTTCATATTCTCTATTAGATACTGATACTGCCAATGGAGTATCACTATTAACTTCTATGATATGAGAATAATCATCAGGCCCAAATCCTGAAGTAGATCCACTTGATTGTGTAATTTCGTAATGATGAACGGCATCTGGATTTGTATATTTGTCTTTTAAGTAATTTTCGTAATCGTTTGAATTTAATGGCCATTGATAATATCTATCTGTAATATTATTAGTTAATAAAATAATCCAATGAAGTTCTGAATCTCCATATATCTTAAATGCTAAACTTTCTGGAGTATCTCCTTCTATTACATCATACAAATCGTATAAACTTGTTTCATTAACTATACTTGATCTAATTTTTACTCTCCTCATTAAATCAACAACTAGTTTTGGATTGCCATCCTTTTTTAAATCATATAAACCTTTTGGGAAAGTTGAAAAATATGCCATAATTAAAATCCTTCTGTAATTCTTTTCTTAGTCATAATTTCTGTTTCAGTAAATGTCATTGTCATTTTAGTTAATGTTGGAAAGGCACCTTTTTCATCAGCACCGAATGTTGTAAATACTCCTTCAGGAGATTGGTCAACTTCTAAACTAGTTAATACACAACGGCTAATTCTAGGAATATATGAATTGATATTATCCAAATACATATATGTGATTTGAAATTCTGATGGCACAATTAAGAAATTAGATGAACCACCCATAAT